TAACAACAACTACACTATCACTAATCTTATCAACGTCTCTCTTTAACGCTGCTTCAATTTTATCGATACCATGTGTTGCAACTGCTTTAGCGAGCGGAGTACCTGGATCAACAGAAAATTGAACTGTATCACCACTAATATCTAACCCGTCCTCATTAGCATACTTCGAAACAATATTACCAACATCTTCAACCCGATCGGCATCTCTAATTTTAATCTCAATAAACGTAGTTGGATCTTCTTTTGACATTTGCAAACTGTCAGCTAATTCAGACTCTGCAGCATCCAGTTGACCAACAGTATCTTCTACTGCATCACCAACATCTTCACCTGCTTTAATGTCTTTAGCTAGTTCTAAAGCTGCTTTTTGAGCCGCATATTTTTCTTCTTTACCTCTATTTGTGGTCGCTCTATTAATGTATCGAGCCAGCCCGTCTTCAATAGCAGCTGCAATATCATCTTTGTTTTGTTCAATTACATCTGCCTTGGCATCCAACAAAGCTAAAAGGTTATTTTTCTTAGCAGCAAATCCCGCACCTTGTTTTGCAGCTGCTAGCTCATCATCACTTATTAACTCTAAATCGTATAGGGTTGTTCTAATAAAATTAATTGTATCGAGAGGTGCTGAACTAAACCCAGCAGATCTTAGATCTTTTGTAACACCACCAAAAGAAGGGTGGTATTTTTCATAAGGAGATCTTTTAGCTTCTGTGAGAAAAGTAGATCTGTTGATTAAATCATTAAAGCCACTAAAATTGTCGGTATAATCGAAGGAACTCATATAATATATTTATACCTATGAAGCTAAATTATAAGGATTTTAACAAATTGACAGAGAAAGAGCTGTGTAAACTGCCTGGTGTGGGTAGGACCACCGCTAAACGTGTTTTAGGGTTTAGGCCTTTTAGAAATAATGAAGATCTATTTAAAGTAAAAGGACTAGGTAAAAAGACGCTTAAAAATTTAGGAATCGAAAAACCAAAAAAGAAAAAGAAAAAGTGGTTTACTATTGATGGTGTTGATTATCCGGATTATAGCTTAGCTAAAGATACAAAGTTTGGTAATATTGATTTGTTTTGGAGGATCCCTGAAGAACGTAGACAGTCTGTAGCTGAACCTAGCCCGCATATACTAAGAATGCGAAAAATCTGTGAACGTATTAGAGAAGAAGGACCGGATGGGCCCTCGAGTCGGTATGTTGATAACTCTTATATGTGGGAACCCGGTTTTAAGTTTGATTGGGAAAAATGAGTGATTTAAATATAGCAGTTTTAATGTGGTTTGATGATGTGTATGGTGCGAGATTTGCTAATGCATCTTACGCAATTAATAAAATTTATTGCAATAAACATGGCTATGATTTAATACATTGTAACAAACCAAGTGGTAACGATTTTCGTAATGAACCACCATGGGAAAAAGTACCTATGCTTTTAGGGCATATAACAGATTATGATTATATTGTGTGGATTGATGCTGATGCACATTTTTATACTGACAAGGGCCGAATTGAAGATATTATTAAGTTATATAGCGATAAAGACCTAATTTTAAGTCAAGACCACCCGAGTGATTCTCATAAAAAAATTGAAGGTCTTCGAGGTCTTGCAAAGTGGAGTGACTCTCATCGTATAGACGAAAATAATGACATTGTAGATATTACGTATGCACGTAATACTTTCACGCCCGTTGATTCTAAGATATCTTGGTCGGTTCTCACGGAAAAGGATCAAGCCTCTGTTAAACAACTACAGAAACAGTACCCGGACATAGATTTTATTAATTACATTGAGCATGAAATAAACACTGGTATTATGATTATAAAAAATACACCTAGGTGTATTAATATTTTGCAAAAGTGGGCAGCAAGAGGTATACAAATAGATAAACACACGTCACTTATTAGAGCATGGGATCAAGGCGCTCTTAGAGAGATGTGGCGAAGTAACGTAGAAAGACTAAAAGATAATAGCGTAGTACTACCATACGGTATATTACAGCACTTTAATTTACCTACGGATCCCGATACATCTCCTTATGTTCGCCATTTTTGCGGACGAGGTAAAGATTTTTGTGAAGAGAGGATTCCGGGATATTTAAAAAATTTAAATACAACAGTGTTGTAGCAATTGATAATCTAACAAGATATATTAATATACATTATGTGCGCTATTTTTGGATCTTTTGATACTTCGATGTTTGAGGTATTATATGAAGCTAATAAGCAACGAGGTAATTTTGCTAGCAGCGTAGTAAGCTTGTCAGATGATGATCAATTTATACGTAAAAAGCAAGGTGATATAGATTTCGATAAATATACATATGAGCCTAGTGCTGATTATTTTTTAGGACATGTACAGGCTCCAACTTCAGCAAAAAGAACGTGGGAGTATGATACTTCACATCCTTTTGAATCTCTTTCATGGATGGTTTCGCATAATGGTGTTTTAACTAATCATAAAAAACTTAAAAGAGAATATTGTAGTTTTATACAAAATAGTGTAGATACAGCTGTAATTGTTAATGTATTAGAACACTTTACACAAAAAGAACACAGTAAAGGAGTAGTAACAGTTAACCCTGTTCCAATTATTAAAAAGACATTGCAGTTGTTAGCTGGTACGTATGCTTTAAGCATGGTATTTTGTGATACTAATGAAGTGTTTCTCGCGAGATCAGGATCAATTCTTCATTGCAACACAAAGGGTGACTATTCAACAATGGCTGGAACCGGTTTTAAGGAACTCTCGGAAGGCGTAATAGTTAAATTGAATAACAAAACACGTAGATGGAACAAGGTAGGTAAATTTAAACACGATTCTCCGTTTTCGTTTATATGATAAATACAATGATATTTTCAGCAACAGCAGGTAAAGAAAAAGATACATTATTATGGAAAACAACAGAAAATGATACTGTAGTTTTTAAGGAAAATAATAAAGACTCACTACAAAAAGTATATAACAAAGCTATCGACTTTGCCTTACAAGAAAATGTGCAAAAGTTGGTATTAGTTCACGACGATGTCATCCTAGAAAATTATTCTGAAAGTAAATTAGATAGTTTGTTTGAGAAGTTTGATGTTGTAGGGTGCGCTGGTACGACAGAAGTAAAATTAAAACCACCAGCATTATGGCATTTAATGGGCGGTGGTTTTGGATCAGGTAATTTGTACGGAGCAGTTGCTCATGGAAACGAAACCAATAAACATATGACAGCTTTTGGTAAATACCCAAAACGAGTTGTGTTACTTGATGGTGTCTTTTTAGCAATTCACCGACGCGTGTTTGAAAAGGTTCGTTTTGATGAAGATTGCCCATCTAAATGGCATTTTTATGATTTAGATTATTCTATGCAATGTCATAAAGAGGGATTTAAATTAGGTGTAGGGGATATTTTAATAACACATAACTCTCCTGGTCTTACTTCCTTTACCAAGGAGTTTAACAAAGGTCAGCAGTGGTTTTTAGACAAGTGGAAAACGAAATAACCTATAATACTATTATATTGTGAGTAAACTGGACTTAGATTATTTTGAAAATGTCCTCATGTATAAGTCTCTTACAGATGGGACTTATCTCGCTTCTATTGCTGACTTTGTTCAACCAGACTACTTTAAAAATAAAGCAATTGCTAGCATTTTTTCTATTATTAAGGACTTTTCAGAAAATCGAAATAAGCTTCCTACTGTAACAGAGATTAAATCGTATTTAGTATCAGATGAACAAAAGAGTTCGTTTAAAGAGCTAGTTCAATCATTTAACGATATCGATAAAAACTTAGATCGTGATGAATTATATGATAATACGGAACAGTTCCTAAAAGAAAAAGCTGTCTATCATACAATGCTTAACGTAGCAGAAGATGTATCTAGTGGTAAGGTAGATACATCTGATGTTTTAGATAAATTTGAAAAATCATGTAACATTAGTCTTGTAACCGACTTAGGATTAGACCTATACTCTAATATTGACACTTTAATAGATGATATTAACTCCGTTGAACGACATATTCCAAGTAAGTGGGAATGGTTAGATAATAACTTAGGTGGTGGTTTTTTAGAGGCAGGTAAATCCTTGTACGTTTTCGCTGGTGAAACGAATATTGGTAAATCTATCTTTTTAGGAAACATTGCACATAATATTGCACATGAAGGTAAGAATGTTTTATTAGTAACATTAGAGATGTCAGAGCTTTTGTACGCTAGACGTATTTGTACTAATGTAACAAAGGTACCTATGAAGGAGTTAGTTGGTAATACTCCAGCTATAAAACAAGCCATAAGCGAAGAAAAAGGTAAAATTTTTATTAAGGAGTTTCCACCATCAACCATTACTCCAAATCAGTTAAAAGGTTTTATTAAAAAGTTTCAAGAACAAGGTATTGAGTTAGATGCGATTGTACTCGACTATCTTAACCTTATGCACTCGACAATGGGTAATAATTCATATGAACGAATTAAGCATGTTACTGAACAAGTACGTGCAATGAGCTATCTGTTTAATTGTCCTATCATTTCTGCAACGCAGCTTAACCGCGCGGGATTTGATACAGATAATCCGGATCTTGCAACTATTTCAGAATCTATTGGCCTAGCAGCAACAGCAGATGTTATATGCTCTATCTTTCAAAATGAAGAAGATAGAGAATTAGGAATTATTAGATTAGGAATGATGAAAAACCGGTACGGTCCGAGAGGTACATCACAAGCTATGCGCATTAACTACTCTACTCTTTCAATTGAAGAAGCAGATGATGTTGAATTTGAAGACGATAGCATGGAGACTCTTAACGCATTAGCTGGACTTGCATCATAAGGAACTCTTTGTAAATAATAATAGTGAATATCCAAGTATGGACAGATATCGACTTACACGGAGCTGGATCAGCACTAGTGTTAAAGTGGTTATATAAAGATGCTGATACCTTCAGTATACAGGATGTTTCTGAATCTACGTTAACGGGCAGGTTTAAAGGGGCGCTGCACACTCTAGATCATTATGACAGAGTATATATAGCAGATCTCGATTTAACAACCGAACAAGTACATCTTGTAGATAGAGAAAATGTTGTGGTTATTGATACACATAAAAACCATGCTACTAACAAGCACTTATATAAAAAAGCTAAAGTTATAATTGATTCAGATACATATTCAAGTGTGAGTTTAATATACGAAAAATTTAAATCGCATTTATCCAATTTAACAACTGAACAATGCGAATTAATAAAGTGCATTGAATCATACGACTGGTATAATGCTGAAAATAAAGATTCTTTAAAACTTAATGCAATATATTACAATCTTAATTCTCCAAAGACGGAAAATTTTATTAATGCGTTCGAAGCTGGATTAAGAGAATTTACTATTCAAGAAAAAAACGCTATTAAGCTATACTTTAAAAAATTTAAAGACCAATTAACCAATGACACCTTTAAGGGTACGGTAAAAAACTATAATGTTGTTGCTACTTTTGCGAACTATGCAATAAGTGAACTAGCACACTACTTAATTAAAAAGCATAAAGCTGATATTAGCATTATAGTCAATACACAAGCTAAGACGGTGTCATTTAGAAGATCGAAATTATGTGATGTTGATGTTAGTATACTAGCTCGTAAACTATGTGATGGTGGAGGACACGCTTCTGCTGCTGGTGGTAAGTTAACTAATAGATTTGCAACCTTAACCAAGGAGTTTGTCCCATGTTAGTTGTTAATACGCCCAAATCTCCTTCCTCTACGTTAATTAGGGACGAATCTGATCACTTGTTAATGTGCTTTTGTACATTTTGTTCTTTATTAAAGGGTAAAAAACTTTCATTACAAAACGTGTTTATCTTGGTACTCCAGGAGGAACGGCTGAGAAATATTTTAAAAGACCTTTTGACCATTGAAACTAACTTTGATGTAGTTAAACTATTTATAGACTTTGAACCTTCGATTACCAAATCGAAATATATTACAAAGTTCCTTAATGCTAATTCAAACATCAAGTTATGATTAATGAAAAGGAAAAATCTATATATAACAGTTTTTTATACGCGTCTCGAAAAGCAAAGAACAAGCCAGTCCGGCTAAGACAAAATTTTGATAATTTAGAAAGTAAAGATGAAGTAGCCTTAAAGAAGCTTAACTTACTTTTATCAAAATATACGCATATAAATTATAGCGATTTTTTTATTGCCCCTTATAAGGTGTATGGTGCAGATAATTACTTTGACTTATCTTTTTTTAATACGAGAAGAGCAATTAAATGTTATTCAATGTATTGTAAGGATAAGGAAACACAAGATCCGGATAGTGAAGATACTATCAATACATTAAAGGAGTGTTTAAAATTTATTTACAATTACTGCGATGATAAAAAAATAACACTCCAGGAATATAAAACATATATACCGGGAGTAGCTTCGGATCTTTTACCAGATAGTGCAACACCAGAAGTATTTTGGCATTTAAAGAACCACCATATTAATTTCTATACACTACACGCTCTTGATGTGGAAGCAGCAGTAAAGGGTACAGATACAGAAATATTCAATTGGTTTATTCCCGACTTTACAGACCTATATTCAAAGACACGTATTAAATTTTTAAGTTCCAAATCGCTTAAGGAAAAGGCAAAAAAGGGTCTGAAAATAATAGAACAAAAACTGTTGAAGTTCAGCGCACAGTCGTTATAATTATGGCATGAGTACTTTTAATACTTCAATGTTTCAATCAATTAAAGACGCGTTAGCAAGCTCTGATAGTAAGGGCTCTGCTACATTCAACGAAATTATGCAGACTAAGGTCGGTAATACGTTTACGGTTAGACTTTTGCCTTTTGCAAAAGATCCTAGTAAGACATTTTTTCATTATTACAATCACGGGTGGAATTCCTTTGCAACTGGACAATATGTGCAGACATTAAGTCCGCAAACGTTTGGTGAGCGTGATCCTATCGCGGAAGAGCGTTTTAAGGTTCTTCGGACTGGAAGTGAAGAGGAAAAAGAAAAAATGAGTGCTGTACGTCGCTTGGAAAAGTGGCTTGTAAATGTTTATGTTATTGATGATCCGGTTAATCCGGATAACAACGGCAAGGTAAAAATTCTCCGGTATGGTAAGCAGCTTCAAAAAATTATTACTGAAGCTATCGAAGGTGAAGATGCTGAAGAGTTTGGTCCACGTATTTTCGATCTTGGTTCTGAAGGTGTAAACTTTAAGATCAAGGTTGAGCAGCAAGGCGATTTTCCGACATACGTTTCTTCGAGATTTACCGCTGCTGGTAAAGTTGATCTTTCGGAAGACCAGCAAAAGGATATTTACGACGGTGTGTTTGATCTTACCGAGGTGTTTACTCTTAAGTCTTATGATGACCTTAAGGAAATGTTCAACGAGCATTACTATTGCAAGACTGAAGATACTACCCCGGAGACAACAGCGCCAGTTCCGGAAGCAACTCCAGCAGAGCCAGAGCCGGTAGCTGTTGCTAATGACACGGTAGAAGAAGATATTGACGACTTGTTAAAGGACCTGTAACATGCAAGAGCCACCAATGACACCAGAGCAAAAAGCTGCTGTTATGCAGTTTATGGGTCAGACTTATGGCCATGCTCATAAACAAGATCAAATGATTATTGGTCAATCCGGTAATTTATCTCCCAATTCTTCCCAGTTAAAGCAAGTGTTCGAGCAAACAGCGAGAATGCCAACTGTTCAAAGGCCACACCCACAGGCACCACCACAACAGGAGCAACCCCCAGAGGCGTTACCCCCGCAAGTAACTTCAGTCTCACCGGAGCAAGCCGCGCAGGAATTGCAGCAACAATCTATACCCCCACCACCTGTAGGACCAAAAGGGCCGGAAGGAGTACCTGGGCAACTAGATTTAGATTTTAGCGAACCGAGTAAAGTAGACAAGCTTATTAGTATACTTGAAAAGCAAAATTTGATTCTTAAAGAAATAAGCTTAAAATTAGATAATGGAAAACCTTCTAAAGCTAACAAACAAAAGCGAGTTTCTTAAATTTTTAGACGCTATATCAAAAATTAATGATCAAGGAGTAATTCTTGATATTAAGGATCAGAAGATATTAGCTCTTGTTTCGAGTATAGATAGTACATTAATACTTCATACTGAGTTAGAAGGTATTGAAGGAGCAGAAAATACTTTAAATATACCCGATGTTAAAAAGCTCAAGCATGTCCTTGATACTATTGAAGGTGAAAGCGTTGATTTAATTATTAATCAAAACAATATTCAATATAAAGGCACTGATATTAAATTTAAATACCATCTCTATGAAGAGGGATTTATAACTCGACCTAATATTAATTTAGATAAAATTAATAAGTTTACATACGATGTTGAGTTTAAATTAGACAAAAATACTTTACAGCGTATTTTTAAAGGTTGTGGATTTGCTCATGAAACTAACAAGATTTATTTTTATACTGATAACAATAAATTAATGGCTGAGCTCACAGATAGAGCTAGACATAATACAGATAACTTTACGTTGTCTGTTTGCAGTGCTGACTTCACGTTAGATCCTATACCGGTAAATTTGGATAATATAAGACTTTTATCTGTAATTGATGAAGAGTTTACTGTAAGAGTTAATACTGAGTATGGTGTTGTTGTATTTGATATTCAAAGCAACGATATTAAATTAAAGTATATAATATCAGCCTTGACTCAATGATTGTGAACCAAAAGAAAAATAAACTAAAAACACCGGGGTACTTTATTAAGAGACTAAAGGATAATGATTTTGTTACTTGGCGTGTGTTTGATAAGTATCGCGAAGGAGATCCGCGTAAGTGGACAGTTTTAATTGACCCGGGTGGAGCTTCAGTATTTGTTACATGTTTTGAAAATACGCCGTTTAAAGGGGAATATTTGTTTTCTTTTTACGATGGTAATCAAATTTTTAATAGTAATTTTAGTTTAAAGACCGATTCTATTGAAGTTGTTGTTCAAAAGCTCTTAAAGAGCGGCGTTCGTCAGAAGGATGAAAGTGATTTTTTAAATAAATAATAATATGGGTGATGAAGATCAAGATCAAAGCTTCGATAATGATGAAGAGCTGAGAGAAATGGTTGAACGAGCTCTCAAGGAAAGTATCAAGGAGAAAAAAACGTTTAAACGACGTAAAGATTTAGCGTATAGGATATCTTCTATAATTAGTGAATATTTAGATTGTTACATTTTATTGGGGTATGACTTCAACGGTAGGCATTTAGACATAAAAGCGGCAAATACACCACAACAAGCAGAAGCTCTAAATTCCTTTTTATTAAAATACTTTGCATCTGAAACACATTCAATGAAAGGGTTAAATCCCCCAGGTCCAGATGAGTTGTTGTAAAAGAGAGATATACGCTGTAGAAACCGGTGACTACGTAGGTCAAATGTTTGCTATAGTTGAGTTGATGGAAGATACGATTGGTTGTCTTTCCCTTCCAAAAATGGAAAATATTAAAGTTCCGAGAGAATCATTTGATAATGGAAGGAACAATAATATAATAACATTAGTAGAGAAGCTACCTAAAAAGGTATATTCTGTTGTCGAAGCACAATATAAAAAGAATGAAAACTCTGATAATAGACGGAAACAACTTAATACACCGAACGTTTTATACAGCGAAAGCTCAGTCGAAAAAGACGGAAAACCACTCGGATTACCAGGTAAGTAACTTCCATATATACTTTACGCTTAACGCTGTGAGCTCTTACGTGAAGCAGTTTGTTCCGGATAATACAGTATTTGTATGGGATGAAAAGAAAGAGTATAAACCCAATATACGTAAGAGTATACTAAAGGAATATAAAGGTAATAGGTCAAAAGATTCCACTCCACATCAAAATAATGAGGTAATTAAATCGATTCTCTATTCTATGGGAATTAACTCTATCTTCCCTCGTGAATTAGAAGCTGATGATATTGTTGCGTATATTTGCAGAGAGCACGAAGGCTCGAAGGTTATAATTTCTGTAGATAGAGATTTTTTACAACTAGTTAGTGAAGAGTGTACTTTATATGACCCTATTCGGAAAAAGTTTTTCGAAGAAAATAATTTCGAAAAACAGACAGGGTATAGTTCTGTAGAGCAGTGGTTTACAGCAAAATGTTTAACAGGTGATAAGTCGGATAATGTCCCAGGTATCCCCCGCTTTGGTAAAGCATCAGTTAAAAGGTATTTTGAGGATCCAAGCTATATGCTAGACGAAAAACAGCGAGAAATATTCAAACGAAATTTAGATATATTTTGTTTGGATAAGTATGAATCGCTTCCAGAGGAAAAAGAGTATTATAAAGAGCAATTAGCAGTTGAAGTTAATCCTTGCTATAAGACGTTCCTTAAGTATTGTGAAGAACACTCGTTCAAACGCATTCTTGATAAAAAAGAAGATTGGCATAATTTGTTTTTTATGAAAAGTCTGTATAATAAGTTAAATGATATCGCTTCCTGAAGACTTTGTTATACTTAAGTTTTTTGAGCTTGGTTATTATCCAAAGTATAACAAATTTAACAATGTATATCAGTGTAGTTGTCCGATATGTAGGGAAGGAAAGTCTTTAGGTAAAAAAAGACGGTGTTACTATATTCCAAAAAACGAAAACATATTTTGTCATAATTGTGGTTGGTCAGGAAAGCCATTAAGGTGGATAAAGGAAGTTTCAAACACAACAGACGAAGATGTAATCAAAGAATTAAAAGACCATGTTCCGGATGTTAAAGATATTATTGATAGAGATCAAGATGCTAAACCAAACTTTAAAGTCACTACCTTACCTAAGGACTGTATTAATTTGTCTGACGAGCTTCAGCTTGACTTTTATAGTAACAGCAACGTTGTTACGGCTGTTCGGCATTTAATTAAGGAAAGGCGGTTAGATACTGCCGTAAATAAACCTTCAGCGTTATATGTATCATTAACTGATATGGTTCATAAAAATAGACTCGTTATACCGTTTTTTAATGAGTGTGATGAGATTGAGTTTTATCAAACTAGGACAGTCTTAAACAAAGACAATAAAGTTAAACCGAAATATTTAGGTAAGGTTAACGCGGAGAAAACTCTTTTTAATATTGACCGTGTAAGTAGCGATCATGACTGTGTTTATATCTTCGAGGGACCGATTAATGCATTCTTTACGAAAAATTCAATTGCTGTAGCGGGTATTACTGAGCGGGGTAAATCATTTACGCAACGACAGGAAGAGCAGTTAAATACAACGCTTAAATGGTATGATAAGACGTGGATACTTGATTCACAATGGGTTGATCAAGCATCTTTAGTAAAGTCTGAAGTACTACTGAAACAAGGGGAGAGAGTGTTTATATGGCCGGAAAAGTTCGGTAAGAGATTTAAAGACTTTAATGATATTGCTATTGCTTGCAAGATAGATGAGATTAAGTGGAATTTTATAGAAAAAAATACCTTCGATGGCATCGAAGGTATTGTAAGGTTATCCGAAATTAAAAAGTTTCGAAATCAGACGTACTTAAATTGAGCATTGCCAGTTTGCGCGAGGTAGCCTTTAAACGATTCATTTAGTGCTGCAAGTTCTGTAGCTACTCTAGCAATTTTACGCTGTTCTGAAGCCTTCATTCGATCAAAGATAGTATCAGCTTCTGCATTAGCTAGGAGAGTTTGAATCGAATCCGGTGATGAACCGTTTAGATACTCTAAGAAGGTTTCAATTTCACCAACCCACCCTTCGAGGGTAGCTCTCATAGCTGCATTACGTTCACTAACAGCAACAGCAGCTTTTACGTTAGGATCTTCTTCTACAGCAGTTTCATCAACTTCAACATCAACATCAAAGTCTCCTGCACTAGTATCATCGTCTAATTCTGCCTCAAAAGCTTCTCGCTCTTCTACTGCTTGTTCAGTGAGAGATTTAAAAAAACGTCTTTCGAATTTAGTCATAAAATTATTTAGTCTCTAGCATAAATAATTACATGGATGGAGCGGAATTTCCTTATAGTGTAGGCCCAGAAGATAAGCCTATTAATTTTCATATGAATGTACAGGATCAAATATCTATGTACAAGGATAATGAAAAACATCAAAAAGCCCCGCCTATTTTACCGTTTGAGCTCGAACCTATGACCCAGGAACTGTGTGAAGTTTTCTCTAGACTAGCAAATATACGTAATATGTTAGCTCGCGCAGTTAATCAACCAGTACAGGGTGATCCTACAGAACTACCATTTGATCAAGCAGCCGGTAAAATTAATAAAGGCGCTGTACAAAACATAACAGATAAAATTGATCAGATCAATGAGTTAATACTTGATATTCCGGACGACTTGGCTAAAATAGCTATATGACTATTTTAAGGTCGCTTCTCATTACTGTATTAGTATCGGTTGCTATTGGTTTTGGGTTGCGTAATGTATTTGGATTCTGGGAAACTGCAGTACTCGCTTTTGTATTACAATTTTTAACGTCGTTTATTGTTTCCTCTTTAAGAATTAACAAAGTAGACAATTTAACTGTAGAATTCGAAAGCGAACTACAACAACTACTCGACTTAAGTGAGGTATCTATATCTTGCCCTTGTGGTAATTATACTTTCACGGAAAATATATTTATGAACCTGGAGAATACCTATACTTGCGAACATTGCAATAATGACTTCAGGCTTGAAATTAATGTTACACCAACTCTTCTTACCCAACCTGTCAGTATTAACCAATCCTTTGCCGATCTTACAAAAGAGGAGCTTCCTGAAGACGGTGAAATAAAAATCACTTCTGAGTACAAACAAGGAACGGAACTATAATATAATTATTAAAACTATGAAAAACTTTAAATTTAATTTAAAAGATGGTAGTACAAAGACAATGGAATTTGATGAACTAGTTCGTTGGGCATGTTTAATTGAAGCTCTTGAAGTAGTTGGTAGTCAAGAAGACGTAGATGTAGATAGCGATAAATGGATTAAGCCTTTAGCTTTCCAAAAGTATATTGATGAAAGATATCACTCTATGAGACACGATCTTAAGGTTGAAGCTTCTCTTGGTAATTTATAATTCCCATAAGCTAATTTGCCTGTTTGAATAACCACCCCCTTCGGCTTGCTCTGTGTGTGAGATTAAAGAGGGTTCTAAATTAAAAGGCGCCTTTTCTAAGGTACATGGTCGAAATCCTAAAATACCTTCCATTTCCATATTAACTTCTACTTCTTTATGGTGTGTTGCAAGTAGATACTTAGAATTAGATCTCTTACACTGATCTAAACATTTATATAAACACTCATTATTTAAATGAAAAAATAGATCTCTTGCAATTATAAGGTCGGCGTATGGGAGAGGCTGCGTAACAGCATCCCACTCATAAAATCGGATATCTGGGTAAGCATTTTTATTGTCTTCAATCGTCTGAGGCACGATATCAAATCCCGTGTATTCAACACCTTCTAAATTTAGTTCATGAGCCCAGTTTGCAAAAAAACCACAACCAATGTCGTTAATAGATTTAATATTATAAGTCTTAATAATATTGTTTATAAAATCAATAGTCCCGGAAGATTTTACAAACTCATACTTACTACCGTACCCTACAAAATTCTTTTCGTTTTGTTGGTGCTGAGCAATATCCTGGCACCACATTTTTTTTCTTTTTTTTGTTGTATCTATCTTTTTATAAGTACCCCAAACGCAGTTTTCGAGAAGAGTTTCACCAGCCCATTCCATGCGATCTAAAGGTAAATTACTCTCGTATCCTGACTCATGCCAGTGCCACCGGCCTGCGCCATAAATTTTATTGTGGCTTTCAGGAGTTCTAGCAAAGTCGTGTAACATTAGAACGTCTCCCTCTCCAGCTAGCGGGGAATAAACTTCAAATCCTTTATTTTTTTCCCAAGCGCCACTATCTATTAACCAACAAGTTTTTTTACCGGTAGATAATACTTCCAAAGACTTTATTACATTAGGATTAAAAATATCAAGACATTCAAAAGTAATATTATCCACTGTATCAAATACAGCTTGTGAATGTGTCGGATGTAAGTCTATTGTATGAATCGGAGTATTCGGATTTATAACAGCTAAGAAAAAGGTTAAACCACCTGCACCGGTACCTAATTCAATAATTAAATCAAATTTATTACGAGAGAAAAAGTCGTCAAATGCGTAGTATGCCCCCGGGTGTTGTTGGGATTTTAAACCATTTAGGGAATTACTCCACCCACCTTCAAAACACGGCCCGTCATATTCAATTTTAGATTTTGATAGGAGTTTATCAAGTTCAGTCTCATCCGTATAATTATCTATTAGTCTTTGAAGTAACCAGTTAGAAGGCATTTTATCTTTCTGTTGATGTCTTATCTGTGAAGAGTGTAGCGTAACAACAGCAGTATCAGAAAGCACAATTTCATCTAGCGGAAGTTCAGTTGATGAGTAAATCTCAGAAAACGCACCATGTGGACTTTGTACAAACTTGAGCGAAATTACAGACTCATCAATATACTTAACTAAGTTTCGAGTTGCATACTCACGAATATTATACTTTGTCGGGGTATTTAGAAGATCACCCCATCCTATATGAAGAGGCATGACTGCATTTACTGACTCCATTACTCTTTTAAAGACCTGTGATTTCGGTCTACAGGCCATTGCGCAAATGTTTATACTTAACGCGTCCGGGTTTTCTAAGGGTTGGACCTGATCATAATCCCAGGTATATTTTATTACCGCGTTATATAAATCATTAACGACAAACATATCTGCATCCAGCCACATCCCCCCGTATTCATATAATATGCGCTGTCTCGCGTAATCCGATTTAAACTCAACACATAGTGAATCATATTCCTTTGGTATATCCTCAAATGTATCTTTAAGCTTTTTTGAGTCCCAGACCTCAAAAATGCAATTCGAGTTATCTTTCATCGACTCTAAACATTTTGTAATAAAATAAGGCTTTTCCCCCTCCCAGAAAGTAAAGAGTTTTCTTTCTTCAAAGAACTGCCAGTCGTAGCCGTTAAGTTTATCAACTATTGCTTCCTTTTCCTCTTTAGTGTACTCTTCGTCATACTTTCTTTTGTATAAGTTTTTTTGAATAAAATCATAGTAGGTTGGTCCTGGGTATAGCGGCTTACCTTTTCCTGTATCTGTATTACCACTAGGATTATATCCACACTGCTGGTGATGATAACACGGTACTCTATTTTCATCGGCCCAAAAGTATACAAAACTATTTTCTTGCCAAGGGTATTCAAAAATAGACTCTCCAGAGTGTAGCCATGCTGGGTGTGGGTGGTGCTGCTCATGTGGATTATCTGTATTAGGACCAAACCCGTATAGTTCTAAGTGTGATTTTTTAACTACCATACTACCTTCACATCCATTTCTCATCGCAGCAATTTTTGGAAAACAATCATCCTGGTGATTTATAGAAAGTTGCTCCGCTGGCTTGGACATAACGTGTGTCCCTTTATTAAGATGCTTTACAGCTATTGATAAATGCCATGGTAAATAAATATCATCGTCGTCCCAAATAGCGACATATTCAGAAGTTTGCCCACCAAAACTATCAACATAAGTAAACGCAGTACTATAAACATCTGTAATAGTGTCAAACTCACCGGCGTTTATAAGGTGTATATTCTGCTGCTTTTTAACAAACTCTGAAAGTTCTATGTCTACGGAGTGGTTATTAAAAATAATAAGCTCTTTGTTAGGATAGTCTTGCAGCATAAAGTAAGATACTGCTGCTCTAAGTAATTGGTATCTACCTCTAGTAGCGCATAGACATGTTACTTTTGGAACCCCGTGTACTTTTTCCAAAGTCTTCATTAAATTATTTGATATTTAATTCACTCTTGACCTCTTCAATATAGTCTGCGGGTATCACATCCTTAAACTGCTCAATAACAAGATTAGTATCTAAACCAACCTCATCATGGCCGATCATATAGTTTCTAAACCTATCTTTTAGATCATTGTGATAAGGTACACCATTAGGCCTATCAAACCTGTGATTCCATCTTAAGAAAGGTAAGCACATTACTTTCTTACCTGCTTTTCTATATTTTTCGTGAATATACCCTTCCTCACCACCAAATCCTCTAAATTTATGATTAAACCCTAACCAACTATCCTTACGGCAGGTAAATAGTCCTAATCCTTGTGCCTCAATTTCAAATGGCTTAGAATTCATAGACTCAGCTCGTGTATCTGTTCCCCATTGACCCCACATATGTGATCCCCATATACTCAAATCAAAATGAGTACTATAAGACTCTAAATCGTCATACAAAAGTGGTCCATGAAGTAGGTTACCTTTATCCTTACCACTGTCATAATAATCTAACAATCTCTTTAATGATCCGTTCGCAATAAGAACATGGCAGTCCATAACTAAAACATATTCTGTGTTCGCTAACCCGAATATTTTGTCCCTAAGTGCTGTAGAAGAAAAATTATCGTATTCAATATATGTTAGCGGTTCTTTCACCCATCCCTTGTAATTATAAAGAGCTTTACCTTGCTCAGATCTAGGGTTGTTGTTAATAATTACAAATTCAAGTCTGTCAATTATATCCCTGTTGTGTAATCTAATTGACTGCATTGTAAAATATGCTCCATCGTAATCATCGTATACACAAATACCAACAGTAAGCTTAGTCATTAATAATAATTACTACCATTTGAGCACATTGCAACGAGGACCTCCTTTAGCATCTGGAGGACATAGCGTAGTAAATGTTGGTGTCGTTATTATTATTGTAGTCGTCGACGTTACAGTTGGCGTAGTACTAGTAGAGGTTGGTACCAGCGGCGTGGTCAGCGGCGGCGGCGTAGTCGGCGTTGTTGTGGGAATTTTCGGTCCCGGGATCGGTGTCGTTTGTGTTGTAGCAACTATGATCGTAGCATTACCACCACCACCTGGAGGCGGTACACTTGGTACTGGAGGACATGGGCAGCATTCACACATCTTCCAACCTAAGCCCCTGTCTTCAGGCTCAAGATCTTTAGTAGTAAATTTCTTTGGTTTATCTTCGTTCTGAGGATTTAATTTTAAATCGTTAACCCACATCAGAACATCTATTGCAGGACTTAATTGAGGATTTTTATTTACAAAGTCTGCATCAATAACTTCAAAGCAGATAGGTCTACAAGCTGTTAGACAATCTTTATCGAAGTTTTTAGCAACATCTTCTAATCCACGTACACCGTCTTCATCGAAGCGATCACGCTCTTCATCTGAAATTACACCGTCGCCATCCTCATCTATCGCTCGGTTCGGATCAAATTTACGACCTTCATCATCTTCAAATGGATCTAACTCATCACCACCAACTATCTCATCTTTAGACAGTCTATTATGATCCGCGATATCAGCAAAGTTCTCATCGTTTTGAATTGCGTCTCTTCTGTCTAGTGCGTCTGCAATAAGCCCTTGAATCCGGTCTTGATCCCATCTTCGATTTTCTGGAGTCATTCCTAGCTCAAGCGCCTCATCTGGCCCTAAACGCTCAAAGCCACCGCCGCCAAGACTTCCACTGTCGTCACTTAGTTCTGCAAAAGCCGCGTTTATTCTTGGATTACCGCCTTTTTCCACATTCGACCGGCGGAGTGATAATGGTCCGAATCTATCTATACCCTCTAAGCCAAATAAGCCAGGGTTTGCTTCTTGTAAATTAATTTCTGCTTGGATTGCGTCTCTAAGAAGTTCTTGCTGGTCAGCGTTCCAATTTGGATTTAAAGCAAGTATTTGATCAGCAATAACATGTTTAAGGCCCTGTAAACCACGTGATCCAGGGCCATCAATATTACCATTTGCTACTTCCCAACCTAGTCTCGCGTTATCAACTCTACGGTTAGCTTCTACGAGCTCAAACTCCGCGTCCATTTGCTGCTGTAGTTGGTCGTTTGAAAGAGGCCCGATATCATCAAACGCGTCAGAAAGATCATCAACAGCTTGTTGTCTCATTTCCTGATTTTCTTTTGCAGCTTTAGCTTCATCGAACGCTTCTTCAATTTCCTCATCAACAAATCCATCTATAACAGGTGGAGGGTCGGTACAGCAATATTCAACAACAAGACCTTCTTCAACATCGAATTCGAATTTATCCGCTTGACGGTTACGTTGCTGAACCTCAACTTCAAACTCATACGTCAATCTAGTACCTGGTGGAGGCCGGAAAATTACCTTACCTTCTATAGCCTTTACTTGGTCTTCTGCCGCTTTCAGTTCTGCGCCGGTAAACCCTCTTCGCAATTCAATTACACCGCGTCTTTTTTGTTTTTTACCGTCAAAACCAGGAACAAACTCTCCTTGTCCTAGTAGCGCAAATATATTGTTAAATTCGTCTCTATAAAACCAGCATAGGCCACACACTGTCGGTGGGCAACACGGACAGCACGGACATTCTTCCCAACCTTCTCCCTTATCAGCTGTACCATCGCCGTCTATATCAGCCTCCGGGTTGATCGCTAAGTTAACCGCACCAACATCATCTGATGGACGCACCTCTTTATTTTGATTCACCCAATCAGCATCATGAATCTTATAACACTGCCTTAGATCTTCATTATGATATTGAGCCGCCCATGCTGCTAATCTTCCTCTTAACTCCGGTCTTTGCTTTGCCGGGATTTTGTTAAATAATCTAGTTGCTTCCGGTAAATTATTATTCAACATTGCAGAAGCAATTTCTTTTTCTTGTGGAGTTCCTTGAAATTCCGGTCCTTCCCAAAACACACCGCCTTTTTTAGCGACTCCATTATATGGTACTAAATAATTGTTTTGAGCATCATCCCAAAACCACATTCCTAATCTATCTGCTGGTGGCGAACATTCCGGAATGCAACACGGTGTTGTAGATGTAGTAGATGTTGTGACTTTTGGTGTTGTCGATGTGGATGTTGACGTGGATGTGGATGTTGACGTTGACGACGTGCCGGTTGTTTCCGGGCAACATTCACAATATTTCCATCCATTACCTTCATACCCTATCGGTATCTTTTTTGTACCACCATTAGAATCTGGATCGGCTAGCCAAGCCTGTTGGACTGAGCTAGCAGGGGATATCTCTATGGCAAATCCACTATCACCAGCAGTAGACATGAGCTTAAAGCATAGACCGTATCCACTACCTGGCTCTCCCGGTAGTGGCTGCCCTTCTAGCGTTTGTTTTAATTCTTGAGCTGCTTGTAACGTTCCCTGGGTTGCTTCCCTCACTGCGTTGAAATCAGCAATTGCTTGGTTCCACCCAGCAATATCGTTTTGTATACGATCAATATCACTTTCAGTAAGATCTGAACCATCGATATTAATACCAGATGCAAGAGTTGCATTGGCATTATCAATTAACTCCTGCACCCTTCCACTGCCTTCCGCGCTCCGATTGAGCTCTTGCAGTTGATTTTCTAACTGGGCAATACGAGCATCTAATTCAGAAATCCTAGCTTCCACTCGTCTTCGCGCAGCCCCAGCATCTAAACATTGTTCAAATTCAGGATTACTACTTTCAGGCTCATCTTTTAGTATTAAGCCCGCTTGTGGGGTAGCTTTAAATGTATCTGGATTACCAGCTCTTCCAAGTCTCTTATCAGCTTGGGTTGCATCAATACCCTGAACAAATTTGTTATCACTCTTACCTGGGTTTGTTGCGAGCTCTACATATATATTATAATACGTATCATCTAAAGTTTGATCTTCTGTTGGGTTGTCACCTTCCCAATACCATCTACCTTTTGGTGGGCAGCAAGGAGGACATGTGGTCGACGTTGTAGACGTGGTAACCTTAGGCGTAGTCGATGTTGTTGTAGATGTTGTAACACCTGGTGGCGTTGTCGATGTAGATGTAGTAGATGTTGTGACTTTTGGTGTTGTCGACGTAGATGTTGTAACCTTTGGCGTTGTTACATCTGGAGGACAGCACTCACACTCTTTCCATCCCGGTCCCGGTGGTTCTATACACATCGGGTCTTGATCCGTTACTGAACCACCCGGGCGCCCATTTTTTACTAGGTCTGCATCAACGATTTTATAACACTTACCGTTATGGAAAACCACTAAACCATTAACCGGCTCAGCTTGTCCGTCTACGATAAGATTCAAATCTTCATATATGTTATTCTTTCTCTCTGTAGCTTCGTCTACCTCTTCGTAATATTTTTTTATACACTCTTTTATTTTTTCTGCATCACCGTTTGCATCTTTAATGCATTGATTATACTTAGATAAAATATTTTGTAACTCTTCGTTCGTATCTTCAATATTACCAGGAAATCCTTGTAATGGATCTGGTTGACTTACTACATCATCTCCACCAGCATCGTCACCTCCGCCAGCATCGTCACCTCCACCAGCATCGTCACCTCCACCTGGATTGCCGTTTACCTGCGGGATAGAGTTCCCCTCTCCACCGTCACCAAGCACAAAGGACCCCAACGTTCCACCACTCAAATCATCGTTGTTCGGAAACGCAATTCTCGCCTCTCTTCCCGGTCGGAAGCCGGGTTCCCCTTCTACACCTCGCGCTGCTTGACCGGGTGTGAACTCTAGGGTGACAGGTACATTTGGTAACACGCTCTCGATGTTAACGATGACACCCGTACCCCTTTCCCGTGTGACAATTACAGGGATTTCCGGTGGTTCCCCGTCGCCGATCCATCTTGTACCTGGTATTGATAGTACTGTTTCACTCTGGGTTACCTCTAGAGGAGGCGGCTGTCTCCTATTTTTTCTTGCTCTTGCAGCACCAGCAGCACCAGCAGCACCCGCGTTTCCTTGTTCCCCTCTAACCCCTGCTAACGCTATAGGTGTAATAAAGGCTGTAAGACCTGGTTCTGGTCCAACTATATCTCCGTTTGGTAGACGTCGGCCTTTTTTATTACCGGTATGGCTTGTTACCATAAACACCGGAGGTTCATTATCTGTATCAGGTGCAAGTGTTTGAATTGATATATTAGAAGGCCTAATTGTGTTTTGTTTATTATTCCATATACTGTTTCCAACAGGAGAAGTTCGAGGTAATATATTATAAGCAGCATACGACGACATAAAGTCATCGTTTGAAGTTGTGTCAGTTGTAATTGTAGGGCTCGGAGTATTAGCAGGAGCCGGAGTATTAGCAGGAGCCGGAGTATTAGCAGGAGCCGGAGTATTATAAACAGTACCCGTGTCAGATGTAATTGCAGTTGCGATATCAACTGTGCGCAGTTGATACACTTCACTACCTGTCTGTAGGCTAAGGCTTTCCATGGCCTCATTGATCTTACTCTGTGTCTGGGAATTACCGTAAAATGGACCATCAAGGTTTGAGGTATGTGTTTCAATTAAAATAGGTGTATTTTTAGTATAAATAAATGCTGGCCCGCTACTATCACCCTTTCCTAATACTTCCTTTAAATTACCGTCGTACCGGTTCGCATATTCATCCGGAATAGAGGTATATAAGAACGCCTTTTCCCCTGCTCGTCCCACCCGGTTTGTAGGGTAAAAGCTTAATACTCTCGGAAGTCTCTTTCTCTCTTGATCAATTACAACAGCATACGCGCCTTTTAACTCTTCATCGTATCCACCTGTCGGCCGTGGTTGTGGTACAGGATAGATATCAGTATTTTCTACCGGTGCGTTTAAAATACCAACGCTAATATCTGGACCTTGTAACGGTTTGACTGCAACAATAGTGCGTGTAATTCGCTTTCCGCTATTGTCAATAAAGTTAACAGTATCACCTGGCATACGTAAATCCCAGTGTTTTGACATTACAAAGTGAGTAGGTGAAACTAACGTTACAGCTTTCTTATACCCTGTGGTTGGATATGTTGGCCCTATTTCACTAACCCCGGAGACGTTTACCATATTATTAATATCTGGTAAGATTGATACAAGTAATGTGTTTATTTCTCGTGTTACTGTACTGTCGGGTGTGGGTGTAGTAGCAAATCGTTGCCTGACTGTTGTAGTTACAGCGCGTGTAGTCATCGGAGGACCTGTAGTCCCGTCAGTTACAGTATTTATTACTATTAATGGTGTAGTAGGCGCTGGTGTCGGAGCCGGTGTAGTAATAGGTGCCTGTGTAGTTGTAGCAGGAGCCGGTGTAGTAATAGGTACTGGTGTAGTAATAGGCGCTGGTGTAGTTGTAACAGCCGGCGCAGGGGGATAAGCAGTAGTAGTAACACCCGGCGGCGGTGTTGTTGGTTTTGGTGTAGTAGTGGCTGCAAGTGTGGTAGGCATTACCCCACCACTAAAAGGATCATCATAAGCAGGTGTGGTACCAGGAGCTGTTGTATCTGGAATTCCTGGAGCTGTTGTATCTGGAATCATGACACCCAACCGCGGCGTCGTAACAAGAGATGGCGCGCGTGGATATAGCGTAGTTGCAGCTACTTCTGTTCCTCCCCCGCTTGGTGCAATATCTAAATACCCATGTTGGGTTTGAACATGCCGGGGACCTTCCATTGGCCCTTTATCTGGATGTATATGATAGTATCCGACATATTCTTGACCTGTTTCACGAGAAACATATTGCCCACCACCGGTATATAAATACTCTTGTATTGTAGCAGTTGGAGGATCGTCAGTTGGAATGACCCCCTCAATCCCAGGGTCTTTTATTTGTGAGTTTTCAATTTTTACCAGCCACTCCGAAGCTTTTTCAGCTAATTCGTAAAGCTTTTGCTGATTATAATAATTAACAAGACTTTGTAATCTTTCTTCTTCTGCTTTTGATAATCTTTCTGCTGCTTCTGCTGCTTCTTGTTTTTTTCGTTCTAAAGCGTCTAGTTCAGCACTATATTTTTGCTGTAATCTTTCTTGCTCTAATCGAGCTCTTTCTTCTGCCCGCCTTAGCCCTTCTATTTCGAGTTGATCAGCAGCATATTGTCGCTCGAGCTCTTCACGTCTTAATCTCTCGTATTCTTGTTGTATTTGCTGTTGAACTCTACGAGCCTCTTCTTCAGCGGCAATCCTCGCTGCTTCTGCCGCAGCCTCAAGTTTCCGTTGTTGTTCTTGATCGTAAAGGTATTGCTGACGAATTCTTTCTTCTTCCGCAGCAGCTTCTTCTGCCTCCCTTCTCAATCTTAATATTTCAGCTAGAGCTGCTGCAGCTCCATCCTCAATATCTTTTTGCTGCTGTACAGTATCAACTATATAAGGAGGTGTTGTAGGTGGCTTCGGCTTTGGAGGTGGCTTTGGAGGTTCAGGCTTATTATTATGTACTATTAAATGCTCGAACCGTGCAGACCACTGTGACCCGGCTTGAACAGTAATACCACCCATCGGTGAATTACCCGGATAATAAATTACCTCTTCATCGTCAGCTGTAATAACTAATCTCGTATTCGTATCACCTGCAGATTCCCACGTGGGATCCACATCCCATGTACCTGCCATGGCATGCAATTCCCCACTTGCAGAATCATAATCAACAATAGCGCTTCCTGGTTCACCAGCAGGCCCTGTTGAACCCCATGCACCAGAATAACCACTAGAATCAACAACAGTATTATTTTTCCAGTACCACGGACCTTTCGGCTTACAACATGGTGTGGTAGATGTGGTAGATGTGGGTGTTGTCGTTGAGGTAGTAGATGATGGAACACCAGGCTTAGGTGAGGTAGATGTCGATGTCGTTGATGACGTTGTAGAAGACGTTGAAGACGACGTAAGGGGACATAGTTCAGTTCGTTCTTCACAACAACCACAGCTTTCGATAAGAATATATAAAAGTCCCCCTTTATCAGTTTCTATAGGGTCAACAGTGTAAGATTTCTCTTCCCATTCATGAGGGTGGTCTTTTCCTTCGTGATAAACAAATGTATCTATCAGGTCCCCGTCGTGGTTATATACTTTATACAGAGGGCCATTACCACTAACTTCTGTAATGATTATCTTGTTAGGGCATTCTTTTCTCGTCTTTACCGTGAAACCGCTCCCACAAGATTGTCCTGATGATTCTTCAGCCATTTTTATGCACAGCAATAGCCAGATTGTATAGGTCTAGCGGTTATGTTACTAATAGTAGAAACTGTTTGATTAGAGAATGCCGAAATTGGCGCACTAGTAACCGTTTCCGTTAATACCGAATAACCCTCATACCCCTCAGTATGAAAGTTCCTTAAAAAGAATTCCTTGGCACTTAGGTCTTTTGATACTGTTGATATAGGAGTGCAGAAAGAAAAACCACAGTAGATGTCATCTAGATTACTATAGTTCTCCAATCTAAATCCTAAGTCAATAGTTGTGAGTGTAGTGTATGTAGTAGTGTCAGAATCATGATAATCAATAAATAACTTTTGACCTAGATTAACATATCTAAATCTCAAGGTTCTAAATGTGTCTGTTGAGAGAGTGCTAAATGATGTAGATATAGAAGAGAGATGCTCGTTGTATACAACGTTATTGTTGAAGTCCCTTAAGATAAGAGATTCTCTTTTTCTATCAAACACCTCAGCACCAGTTCTACTATCACGACCACTTACACCATAATAACCTGTTGTATCAAATGCTATTTTAATTAAAGTACCACTTAAGTCTCGTGTTTCAACTTCAATATATTCATCATCCTCTGTAATAAGTGATACATCTGCTTCTGTAGTAAGCTTACCACCTGATAATATCCATGCTGAATCCGAATCGCCCAAATATTGACCTGGCAGCGCAGAAATTGGTGAGGAGAGAGATGTTAAAAAGGTTGAAAATCCTAATTGATAATTATCAGGCTGCTCGATATTAAGTGCCTCACTACTTGTACTAGTTATATCCGGAAGCTTGTATTGAAAAGACCATATAATATCATAATTTGAATTATATTTCCTTTTGGTCTCTATAAAAGAATAATATCTTGCATCATCCGGCAAAGTAATGTCGCTTGGAAAAGCCATGTATTTATATTTAATTACTCAACCTCTTATAAAAGTACAGGTCAAAGAATTAGTTGCGTTCAACCTAGTCCTAAAAACTAACATATATCCAAGTTTTCCTAATTCCCTAAACAAGATCCCGAAGTAGTCTTCGTGTACGTTAACAAGGATACTATCAAACGACTCATCATATAAGACAAAATCAGAGAATTCTTCGCACAGTGAGCTGCCTCTCTGATAACTTGCCTTCATACAAGTATTTATTCTTCAAATACCTGTATTATTTCCTCAATCTTATCTAAAAGAATTTTTGTTTGTTCAATTTCAGCAGTTTGATCTACTTTAAAAGACGTGTGAGATTTTAAAATTTCCTTAAGAACTACAAAATCTTGGTAGTCTAGTCCTTCTACGATTACTTCATCAGCCATATACACATTTATGTATATAAAGTACTATATCAACTAGTTCCACTCAAACTTAACCATACCCGGTCCTACGCAGTATGTTGGCGGACCACATCCATTTTGTCCACCACCACCAGCGCCAGGAGCCGGTGAAGCCCCCCAATAAGAAGCAGCTCCATCACTATAAAGACATTCACCGACGTTAATAGTACCACCATATCCACCGGTAATTACATGACCTGTTGTAACATATTGGCTCCCTGTATTAACAGTCCCTTCACCGTGTAGCGGTGTGGTTCCTGTTGAAGTCCGACCGCCATCAGAAACAGCTAGATTACTTCCGTCTTTACTTATTAGACTTTGATTACCATTAGCGTTGTTACCTGTTGGATTAGTACCTACGGTGACAGTAAATGTTGTACCAGCCGGCGCTGATATATAACCTGTTACTGTAGAAGCAGCACCTCCAGGTTTATTACCACCGGTGGCTCCAGATCCTGTGACATAAAATTTTACAAATTCAATTCCCCCGGGCATTTGGAAACCATTGGAAAACGTACCAGGTGTTGTGAGTACACACATACCCGGTGTGGGCCGTTCAATCTTAAGATCACCGCTTAAAGGGTTAAATGATACTCCAGTTATATCATCAGCATTTATACGCGCTGATAAGTTTTTACTAATAGTAAATGTTGGACTAGTTACACCACCCACTGCTTTAATTATAAATAACGAACCAGTAGCAGAAAGTAGAGAATTTGTAGTAGTATCATTACTTGTAGTAACTTGATACAGTGTACTATTAAACGGATCATCTGATCCATACAACGCTTTACTAGTAAAGTCAGGCACTTTAAAGCTAGAAATTGTACCACCATACTGTGTATCAATAATTGCTGACAATTCAGGGTAATCTGCTTTTAATACTTCTCTACCATCACAAGGTAGCCACCCATTTGGAAAATGCACATTACCAGCAGTAGATACATACGGTACAATTGTACCAACAGGTATTAAAGCTGCTGTAGTTGGTGCTACTCCAGATGTTATAATATTAGGATTACCCCACTTGAGAACACCAGCAGCATTAGACTCTAAAAATTGATTTTTTTCAGGTGCGCCACCGGGGAATGTATAATCAATTGCATTAATTTTTAGCTTAGAGGGTAGAGTAAAATAATCAGCTGCATCTGTTGATGCTTGTATAATAGTATCAGTTACAATGCTGCTACTAAGAGTAATCCGATTTGTATTATCTAGAGTTAATCCTGTGCCTAATAGATCTTCAGCAACATTACCTGCAGATATTGTACCAACGGCAACTCCAGCAGTTAAATCAACAGTTATAGTTTCATTACCAGCAGCATTATTAGTTGCAACTTCGCACCAGTCTTCCTGTAGATTTCCAACTCCAGATTGACATATATAGAAAGCATAGTTGTCTGTATCATATGCAAAGTCACCAATTTCAACCGGTGCCAATGTCGTTAAGTTTGCAGCTTTACCTTTATATTTGTTACCTACTAAAGTACCACCTACTGTTGTACCGTCACCAATCCACAATCTTTTTGTGTCAGTTGTATAACCAAGCTCACCACTATCTAAAGTAATTTGCTGCCTATCATAGTCGGTCCCTCTCCTTACTAGGAGCTTTAATAGTGTGTTTTCTAAAATTTCGATACCCATCGTCTTATATATTTATTTACCAGTTAAATACAGGAATTGCAAATCTATCAAAAGGTTCTGTACATCCAGGTCTTCTACCACTACCGGATAATGCAAATCTTATAAATCCTGCTGAGCTTAGTCTCGTGGTAGCCCCTTGACAATCTAAAGCCTCATATACTTTTTGATTGTACATACCTTGGTATCCTCTAGATACCTGGTTTGGAGCTCCGTTAAATAGTTCATTGTTACCCTCCTGTGAAGAATATCTAATAATAAAGTTAAATCCTTGTGCACTTAGCGAGGCAGTGCCATCGTCTAATGTGTCACCACTAATATAATATGTTGTGGAATCAGGCGCGCCAGCATCTGAACCATATAACAACACATTACCACCGGTTAAAGCCGGTACTCTAAAGAAGTTACCACCGGGCGATGGTAGACCGTTAGTTGTGTCATATCTGTTACCAATGACGTCGTATAGTTCTCTATAATCTGAATCTACAGTAGAAGAGTATATATTACCATCACAGAGTAAGTAACCATCTGGAATAACCGTAAAGGCTCGTGCATGTGGTAGGATCGTTCCAACCGGAACATCATTTCCTGAATTAGCGCCTGATAATCCAGTAGCTGTTACAACATCATAAATAGAACTTGCCATTCCATTTATAATACCATTAGAAACATTTAAGAATGGAAATTCAACTCCTGAGGTATCAGATACGTTAGTAGAAAAGCCGTTTGCAATACCAACAACACCGCTGCTAGATCTAGTTAAAGAGCTATCAACACCTTTAAATAATGCTTCTAGCTGTTGAGTGTTTTCATTTAACACTAAGCCTGGTCCGATAGAATATGGATCAAAGCTAGAGTATTTTGTAGTATGTGTTCCGAGATTAGCTAAATAGAGGCGGTCATTAACGTCAAATTCGAATTGCGTTGGATCGGCATTAACCCTAACGACGAAGCCATTACCACCCGAAATACCAGCACCTAAAGCTGTGTTAGATATTTCTCTTGCACCTATGGAATTTTGCTTAATACTAATAAAGTTAGCAGAATTTTCCATAAATACAGTACTATAATTTACTGCAAATCCCTCACCAACTTTAATAATACCATCGCCGAATATTTCGTTAGCAAATTCACTAGTATTAACTGAGCTTTTAGCTATTATTATAGTATTATTGGCTCCAAAATCTAATGTTGCACCTGGAACCGGTCCGATATATGCAAACCCCGACAGCGTCTCGTTGTAATTACCATTATCACCAGATAGTATGTATAATTTATTATTAGCATAACCAATGTCGCCGACTTCTAAACCATCTATACTACCTAAGCTAGAATCTAAAGTAAACGGCCCGTAGTTTAAATTACTCACTGCTCGTCCTCCTACCGAGGCACCGTCACCTACATATAATCTTCTAGTATCAAGAGTATAGCCTATCTCACCCTGATCTAATATAATAGATCTACGCTGCTCGTTAGTCCCGCGCCTTACTTTTAATTTTACTATGTTTACGTCTGCCATTTTTTTAAATTATTCGGTTCTTCTCCATATATAAACACCGTAACTTACCGGTGATATACTAAATGCTTGGTTTTTTCCTATTGTTTCCAGCTTTTGTGCGATGGGCTGAAGTCTTGGAAAGGCATAAATTGATTGTTCTTGGCCAGTCCCGGTGTTTGGAACCGGTTGATCAATTGCTCCACCGGCGCCGCCGCCTTCTTCACCCTCTTGACCTGTCCAAGTAATTATATTACTAAATTCTGGATTTACTGAATCCGGGGAAAAACTATGTTCTGGTAGTTGATCTACAACTAACGATACATCGGATTCATTTCCGGATGAACCTCCAACATTATCACCTGCAGTATACTCCCCGTAATCGTTACTAGGGTTACCAGGAGGACCACCCACGCCAACTAAAAACCTTCCCTGCGAAACTCTAACCCATGTAGTACCTGGAAGCCGGGTCGATGGTGGGACATTATCAAAAGTCATCTGAACTGACCCTACTGGAAAAAACATGTCAATTAACCTAGTTATATTACCAAGCGCAGCATCAGCAGAATCGACATGCTGCTCAGGTAATTCGACATTATTAGCTATTACTTTTGTTCCACTAAGAGTAAATCCTGTTAAGTTACCTGCGCCATCATAAACATCTCTCTTGGGAGGGTCTTCATATAGACCACCACCGCTTAGATGCAACAGTGATGTGTAAGTGTCTGATATGAATTCATTTTGTAGACTTGCTGACATAATATTATTTATTCTAGTTATTCAAAATACTATCTAGTACATTTTTTTGTAAGTTATAAAGGCTATCAAAAACACGCGAAACTACATTATAATTAATTTCTTCATTTTCATGGAATTCAAAATCTCTAAAATCTAAATTTATATTTGGGTAAGATGTGTATCTTCCAAGTATAGGTACACCCTCAATAGAGTTACCTGTAACAACAAGAGCTAGATTCACATAAATTTTCAACGTATCTTTTAAAATAGATTCTATTTCACTGTTTAGTGAAATACCCAAGCTTGATTCACATCCTAATTCTCTATCATATGTATGAGGTAAATCCAAAGGTAGTATATTATCGTAAATTAGTTTTGTAGATTTAGACAAATATAACCGACCTGTGTTTTGTAAGAGATAAAAAACATTACCACTATTTTCTTCCATTAAAAAGTTTATATAATTAAAAAAGTTTGACGGAAGACCGTTACTATTATACGCTGTTCTACTATCTCCAAAACGCTCCTCAATGTAACCAAAATATGAATTTGGTAAAAATTGTAAATTTGCTGTGCTTAAAAACCCTGCAGGGTACTGCGGGTTGCTAATAAACCTTGTTGTAGCTGACCCAAAATCCTGAAATATAAACATATTAGAATCATTTTCTGAAAACCTAATAGACGTGGTTATATTTGACGACTTATAAAATAAACTTTCTGACTCATACCTTCTCATTATTTTAGGAGCTTGGTTTAATCCTAACTTAAAGTCATCTACCAGATCTGCATCGACGTGGTACACATTAAAGGGATCGAAGACCCGGTCTGTTCGAACAACTTGTGCTGCTCCACCACCGGTAGGTGTTAAAACACCTACAGTTTCAGAGCTTTGACCAGCAGGGTCGGTAATAACCAATACAGAATCATCTGTGTCGCGTATATCAAAATCTACTATAACTTCATTATCAAAAAACGTGCTTATGGTGCCATAAAATTCATTTGAATATTTGTTTGTTAGTTCTATTCCCGCTTTTCCAGTTTCTTGATCAATTACCACTAGTGCACCTTTGAGATTATTTCCAATTTTAAAGTTACCTTGTATAACTTCTTTATCAAATTCGAAAATATCTTTTATTTTCCATTCCCCGCAAGTGTTATAAAAACTAAAGTCATACCCTATTAGGCGATCTTTATTAGTTACAGCATTCTTGCCTAGATTGTATATAGTGTCGGTGTTGTTATCGTAAATCAGTTTTGAGTTTGCCGGTATAGCGTCTGTAGTTTCTTCCCTAAAGGAGAATATACTATCTCTTAAGAAACTACCAGAAAAGGCATACGAAGCGGTTGGCGTGGTAGTAAAGTAATTAAAAGTTTGATCTCTGTTAACAACTATGGTGGAGCTAATAGTTTCATCTAGATAATATATCCCGTCTAGTTGAGGTGGCACCTCACTTACATCTACCACTTCATCATCCGATCTTTGTAGTATTGACTCAAAAGGCATTGCGTTTATAGCACTGTTATTGTCTTTCGCGAGTACAACTGTTGACTCATCTGGACTTAGTGGTGGTGATTCCCCTGGCCCGCCATATCTAATAGATTTTGACTCTTCTAAACTTGATAATGCTATTAGATAGCTATCACCGTCTTTACTATTAGATTGAAAATTTATAATTTCAGGATTAGAAAGCACGTTTAGTGCGTATAAATTTAAATTATTATCATTTAAGATACCTAAATTAGTATTTATAAACGATTGATCAATAACATCCTTTGGTGATATATGTGGCTTTGTAACAATTTCATTTACACGAGGCACTTGTACAGTTCTATCAAATTCTTTTTCTGCTAAAAAAGCATCACCTATAAAGGTTCCTTTTGAGCTTAAAGGTGTGGAGGATTCAGTTAAAGACTTACCTGAAAAAGCTCTTCCATCCACTACGTTAAACAGCCCTGTGTAGTTTCTACCACTTAGAGTAAATGATTCACCAGATGTATATTTAAAATAGGATATCATTTGTAGTTTATAAAGTTAACGTCGTTAATAGTTGTCGTTTCAGGTAATGAAGAAGTAATATTGTTAAGCAACAGAGTTTTTACTTCTTCAGTAATGCTGCTGTCCTGAATATTTAAATTCTTTACATTAATATCAACTACATTACTCCTGTGTTTTAAATTAGTACCGATAGAGTTTACAGTAGTTATTGTATCTGTTAAGTTGCGTTGACCGCAGGGTAATGATATCGTTATATCTTGTATCTCATTTAAGTTTTGTAAAAACACTGCAGTTATTTCTTCTTCTTCTGATAACGGTGATGTTGTTAAATATATTTCGTTAATAAAAATACTTTCTTGTTCATCCGGGGTTAGTAAATTTTCTACATTACCATCTGGGCTGATAATTTCTATTACACCAAATAAAATCGATTTATTAAGCATTTGATATGCCTTAATGTTAAAAGAAAACACTATTTCGGAATTTATGTAAAAATTACAGACACCTCTTATTGCGTCAAATGATAGAAATATTGTATTTGTAACATATGGGTTAAGATTAAACGTACGTGTGACAGATTGAATAACCGGTGGCTCCGGAGAGTTGTCGAAAATATTAAATGTAAACTCTAACTCATTGTTAGCCTTTTTATATATATTAAAACCTCCATCAATTTCGTTTCTCTGTGTTCTTATAACAAACTCATCTGTATTGCTCTTAATATTAAAGCCTAACGCAAATCCACCGTTATCGTTTATTACAGTAAAGTAATTGTTTACCATTTCCCTCAATACCACACCTTCACAAAAGTTTGTTGGTCTTTTTGTCTCAAGCTCTTCTTTATCAAGTCGTTCGTATCTATATCTTTTATTAGGTTCAAAAACCAAATCACTCTTTTTATCAAAATAATGTTTTTTCTTTATTGAAGAAGTTAACGAGCTATTACCTCGTATTAGTTCTTCTACTAACCAGTCATAAGTTACATATGTTTGGTTTGACGATAGAGATTCTTCTTTTGTAGCTAAATCTGGATAGAAATATCTATCTACCCAAACTCCGCGTTTACCTATACCACCAGAAAGCCAAGTGCATAGGTAAGTTGCATTTTCTCGTCTCACACCGTCTTCGTCATCGAGTTGGTATACTCTATCTGAAAGGAAAGGTTGTGTAAAGCTAAATGCACCTGAATCAACAAATTTAGTATCATTAATATTAATTTGCGTGAATGGGTTGAGAGAGGACGGTGTAATAAAGTATGTATCCCCTGGCGGTATTCTAACGTTAAAGTTGTTATAAACATAATTCAGAGCTAATACTTCGTTCTTTTCACTGTCAATATCAGAAAATATACTTGTGTATTTTCTCAAGCTCTTTACATATATGGGATTTGTTTCGCTTGAAGATAGTAAGTTATTAGATGATACATACTCGTCAAAATTATTAGATATATTTTTTAAGTTTAGTACATCAAATTTAGGCTTTGTAGAATTGGATGACGTATGGAGTAGGTAGTTAGAGGGTAAATGAAAATTACTCTTATCTGTGTTTATTTTAGACCCGTTTTCATTATAGGTAATAAAAGAAGTATTGTAAGGAGATGGAATTGTTAAATCAATCTCACCGCCCAATTTTATAGCCCGTGTAGTAAAGTAAAATGAATTGGTATCATCTACATCTGTTACATTTTGAGCTACAAGCGTTGTACCATCACTTTGTAAAATATATCTAACTGATCGTCTACTTTCATTTTCTTTAGTAGAAAAGAAACTTATAAAATCAGATGTTATATCTAATCCTGCTTTTACTATAGTGTATTCGAGTTTTGCGTTCTCAAGAGCAATTTTATTTTCACCCACAAATAAAACTGTTCTTTTTCCATCGATTTCAGCATCGTCACTAACTACGAGATAATACCTAAAGTTGTTTACTAGGTAAGCCACTCTGCAGTAAAATTGATCTAGAATCTCTATTTCTAGATTAACAGCGTCGATTTTGTTCATGGTAATACCCGGGTAACCATAGTATTGAGTGTTATAAGAGTCGTTAGTTTTACGAAAATTGCTTATGTCCGCTTTATTAAATGTTAACCACCCCGGGGCATTTGCAGCAAAGTTTAATCCGGAAAATATTTTTCTAGGAACCACTTTACCACCAGTAAACTGTGTAACACTGTCTAGTGTATATTCGTTTGTTAGAAAAAAGTCAGTAAAGTTTAAATTTTTAAAGTCTTGGACACCTGATAGAGCAGTTATAAAATTAAAGTTACCGCCACCAGAATATGTTCTTCTAAACTGATCAAGCTCTAAGTCTACAGGGCAAATTTCTGCAGATTCTGATTTTAAAGCGCTCAAGCTGGATTTTACCAATGCTCCCATTGTATATATTTATACCGCGGTTAACTTAAGCGAACTGTTGATAGGGTATATCCTTCTGTATTTCCCACTGTATCCATACCAGCGCTAATACTTTTTTGTATTTCTTCATTACCGAAGTTTTTTAACCCACCAGCTGCAATTGCAGCTGTTCGCCATATTCCTAAAAGAAGCAGTTCATTGTCATATGGTATAAAAACAGGACCACCACTATCACCACTATCTAAGCCTGATAAGCTTAAATTAAATGAAGAGAGAATAGGCGAGACGTTGGTAAGTCTATAATCTGGCATTCCTTGAGGTCCAAGATCAACTATCACAGATCTGGATATACGGGTTAATATTTGCCCCTGCAGGCTTCTAGAGATAACAGTGTGATTAATAATTTGCGGTGTGCCTACACCAGCGTAGTGATCGCTGTCAAAAATAAAATTACCACCCTGTGTGATCGCGGGGTATTTGTGAGAAATTACCTCATTATCAAATTGCGGGAGTTTATATAATTTGAGATTACCTGCTGCTCCAGTGGATGTTGTTGCGGTAGACATATCTCGATTAAAACGCATTACTATTAAGTCGTCGCCAATATCAGTTGCATCTACAATGGTTGCAGAAATTGAATTCCCGGTTGTATGATCATAGAAAAATACAACGTCACTGGTTTCAGGATCGTTGTCAAAATGCGCTACGCTTATTCCATGTCTAGGGGAAATTAACGTAACATTATTATTATCACTGAACCCAGTTGCGTTGTAGCTAGTACCAGAAAAATTAATTACATCTCTATTGGAGTGGCCCCAAAAATCAGTCGACCAAGTAGCTGATTCGTCAGTCACGCTAGTAATAAATTTAAATTTATCCTCATCACCAACCGGATCAGTAACTGCAGAAAGGAGAGATTGTGTTTCATTGATGCTTTGCAGTGATGTGTCTTCATATGAAGATAAATTTAGACTGCCTACCGCGTTATATTCAATATCTAGATCATCATGATTTTGAATTACAAAATTATCCTTTTTCGTTAAGTATGTAAATATTGAATTACTATCTTCATTATCGAGCATACTAACATTTAGCAAATCTAAATCTTCAACTGTTTGATGGTATCCCTCTGTCCGGACATTTAAAGGTATTGTAAACTTGGTTGTACTGCCATTTATATACCCAACGTTTACCCGCATCGTCATCGATTTTTTAAGCGCAGTTTTTGAAGGGAAAAATATATGTTTATAAGGCGTGTTAAAAAATACAGGTGATGCACCTTTTCTAATTTCTGGGTAAATCGATTGCGTTTTATAATTACGGAATATAGTTATGTCGGGCTCTTCTAGACCGCTGTCGTCACCCCAGTCAATTGCTAGGTAATCGGGGAAGATATTTGAATATACTTCTGATAAATCCAAGGACAGCTCAGTTAAATCAAACAGCTCGATAGTAGGTTCTGTATAAGTACCACTAGGATTTGTTGAAGTAAGATATAAAGTATGAGTGTTCATAATATTATTGAGGCGGCTGACGGTGCAGAAGTAATAGATAATGTTGGGTCTCCAGAACTCAACGCAAACTCTAAAAAGCTTAAATCTTTTTCTGGGTACCCCCAACCAGTTGTCTTTACAAAGTTAAATGTTTCCGACATGTCATTAGCATCGTAATATCGCGTCTTAATAAATTTAACTCTGTCTTTATAATCGAAGATGTAGGAATATAATCTTGGTGTTTTATTTTGATCCTTTAAAATAAAGCTTAAGTTAAACATTTCATTGTCACTACTGTATGTTAGTACCGGTTTACTCGACTCTAAAAATACAACATTATTGTTAACACTGTTTACATACGCATATTGATCTATTAGATTGTCTGTATCTGTTGGATAAATTTGCTCAACATTATTTCTCACATAATTGTATTTGTATATCAACGGGTATACTCTAAAATCTTTAAAAGCTGCGCCGGTATTTACAACACCTTCTTTTACTAATTTTGCATAAAACACATCGTCACCTACTTTAAACCGATTACTAATTTTATCGAAATTATTCGTATTTGTTGATAATGTGTTAGTAATTGATAACGGGTACTCAAAATCATTAGTTTTTATATTATAATCAATACTCTCTACTACAAGGAATGAACTAGTTTCAATAAACAAGGTATTATAAAACAAATCAAATTCTTTTACACACGTTGATAGCTCATTGCTAATGGTTGAAGAATATTTTGTTTCGAGGTATGGTAAAGCTTCCGTAAGTTCCTTAACATTGGGTAGATTAGAAGGTTTGTTTACATTCTTTATGTAAATCTTTCCGAAATTTTCTTTTTTAGTGAAAAAGCTTTCAGTAGCAGATAGCACATCAGTTACTATTGTTTTTCTTAACGTCTCATCATTGTAGTCATAGCTTTCAAATCCACGTGGTGTAAAATCAAAAGTTAAATCGTCTGTAAACAGCCCCCCTTCCATATCAGTTACTCCGTTGTCACCAGATAATCTAACGTTGTAAGTAAATGAACCGGATGACGCTGGGTGCGCGGTGTCACAAAGAGCTCTTACCACTGTTGAACCATTGTCATAATAAGAGATACCAGCTTCTAATAAATCATCAAAGTAAAACTTACCGGATGAATCGGAATACGAACTTAAGTTTGTACTAACAGCTTCATCGAGAATTTCATTATCAGAAAATTTAAAAAACGCACCTTCTTTAACAGTTGCTTCTATAGTACCAATTTGCTCAATGTCTACTTGAGAAAAATTTTGTATCGCCATTTGCGGTGTTCTTGGCGCGTAGTACCTAAAGAAAATATCGTAACCCGACGCGAGCTCTTGAACCGTACCTGCAGTAAAGAATTGAGTAAAAGAAGTTACACCTGACCGGAAGGTCTCTGGGTATTCAGTGGCGTTTGCTGTACTATAGTTAAAATCATAACCTTCACCATATAGAGTATCAAAAAATTGATAACCATTAAGTATTAAACTCTTTACAACTTTAGTATCTTCAAGTTTAAAATTATTTCTGTAATAATTATTGTCTTTCAACAACCCATATGTATTACCGTTTAGATCTTTTTTACTATCGTATATATATCCCTGATTAAAGAGAAAAGATAAATCTGTATTAATATTTTTATCTGTAGGTATCTCAGAACTATACCCCATTAAAGATGTGCTGTTTTTATCCGTGTTAGGTTGATTAACAGCTATACCTTTACTTTGATTACTAATTGATCGTGAAGTATCAATAATAAAGGTAAAAATATCATCATTGTTTGTAAATAGATTTGGATCTGGAAAAATATAAAGCTGATTTGGTGGATATATATCTTTAGAAAAGAAACTTAATCTCTCACTTTCTATAGAAACAATACCTGCATTAGTGGGTTTAAAAAAGCCCTGATCTCTTACACTTTTTATGTCGTTTGAAAAAACCGAAGCTACCGAAGGGTAGTTTGTGTTAAGGAAATTTGCATACGGGGCTTCCGCTTCAAACAGTTTACCCACTTCAAATGAACCGACACTATTAGAAGAAAGATAGTAATAATCAGCGCCTATAAATTTTTCAGTCTGCTTTCTCTTGTTATCAAATACCTCATCAACTTCTTTTAATTCTCTTATGGTATCACTTATTCCAGCAAATATTTCTTCAACTAGAACAGCGTCATTGGTTAAAAATATATTACTATCTGGTAATCCTGCAGGGTCATATTCTATAAAATTTCTACCATATACTTTATCATCCGGCTCTGCGTTAAAGTATTGTGTATATTGGTCAACATATTCTGTTAACGAGACAGTAACATCTTTTTTAATAGTATCGATGTTATAGTCCATTGCTGCAGTGCTCCGGTTAGCTAGAAAATCGACTATAAGCTCATATGCATTTTGTTGAAATCCAAAATTACTACCTTTAAGCTTTGCTCTTGTTGTTGAAAAATGTAATTTATCTCTTTTAACTTGATAATATGAAATAATACTTCTTATTTTTTTACTATAAAAAGCGACAGCTATTTGTAAGTCATACTTATCACCAAAATCGATCTGCGAGAGAAACTTCTGCTCCGCGTGTGTAGAATAATTTAAGGTTATATCTCTTAAAAATTCTCTATATCTTTCTGTAATAATTTCGGCGTCGGTCGCGGTCTTTGTTGTGAGCTGTCTATTGTATCTTCTAATGTATTCGTTATAGAAATTCTGTAGATCGCTTGGCTCGTATGTCTCCCGGACATCTCTAATAAATTCAAGGAAAGTAAACGGTCTATTCCTATCCAGAGCGTTTTCTCTCCTGACGTTCGGGTTAGTTATAGATTTATTAACCTCAGGATAACCTTGAATTATTTCGTCCATTAAACATATTTATCCTTCGAATAGAGATAGACTACTAAATAATGAATCTCTTATCATTATATCAAAGATATTGTTATCACCCTCTAACCCGGTCAGTCCCGTGTTAAATGTTAATTCTTTAGCACCTTTACTGTGAGTAGGTTCACCGGCAGCGCCTGTATAATAGGATGTATCCATTATACCGGTCTGGGGATTGCTCCAGTCTATTATACCATTTTGAACAGTATTCTCACCACCACAAATATATGTGTAAAATGTATAGTAGCTTTCAATATCGGAAGCTGAAGTTTCTTTTGTTAATACATCTTCCGGAAGCACTAACGGCCAACCCCAGTTATCACTGTATGTGCTTAAGGAATAAGTAACCATTTCCATGTTACCCTTCCCTTGAAATCCAAATGGCCACGTTCCAGGGAGCGTAGTAGTTGTAACAGCTTGTGAGCCAGACAAGCTTAAAGGTTGATAAGAATTTAACTGCGTGTAATCACCGCTAAATTTTTCATAGGCGACAATATCTTCACCACCTGTCATAATGTGAGTCAAGAACGATATTTCGTCTCCTAAATTTGACCCGTAAATTTCTTTAGTCGTTCTATTTCTTGTATCAAAATTTTGACTAAATTGATTTTGATATCCTCTAAATTTATTAAACTGAACGCTAAACAGATTAATTAAACGCTTTATGCTAGCTGGGTAGTTACTATGATAAATTAAGGTTTCGTTATCTACCAGTTTGCTTAATCCATCTAAAGCTGTAATATTACAAACATCTACATCAGATGTATTTTGAACAAAGTTAATTATGCTTTCGTATAATTTTTTACCAAGAGCAGCGTTGCTACTACTTATTCCACCAAAAATAGATCCAATATAATCAGTAAAGAATACTTCATCATCGAGCAATACTTCCTGGAATCTTAGATCCTTTATCATTTGCTCAAAATCAAAGTCCTCATTAACTTTGTTAAGATCGTAGTAGTTTTTAGGATACAAACTAAAGCTCGTTCCTCCGGTTAAAAAGTACTCTGTGCTAGTGCGTGTGTCTAGGTAAATATTTCTAGCACTTAGCGTCACGTTCATAACTACTGCACTAACGTTAGAATATATACTATCATTATAATTTAATACTAACCTATTCCAAAAATCTGTACCAATAGATGATAGAGTGTCGCTTATACTACTAATAGAATAATAATCTGTATCCACCTTCGTCCCACCGGAGCACCCACCTATACCACCCGGTAATAAAAATGAAGGATCACATATTAGCTCCACTCCACAATTCGGATTATAATTTGAAGCCTCTGGTTCTGGGGAATAAGGACCGGCAGATAACGACTTCATTGTATACTCATTTTGATTTTTTGGCTTTAGTATAAACGGGATATCAGTATTCTTATACTGCACCGGGCTAAGTTCAAATGAGTTAATTTCATCTCCTTCGTTATCTAGTCCGTTTGAGGTTATCGAAATGTGCCCCGCAGACGGGTGCTGAATGTAAGTCATCCCAACAATAGTGGAGAGACTGACCATAAAATTATTCGAATAATTGTGGTTACCGTATGTAAACGTCCCTCTTGAATATATATTTTTTCTATCTTTATAAAAGCTTAAAAATATAGGCCGAAGCTGGTTGGTAAGATTTGAAGCATCTTGTTGTTCGGTTTTAAAGTATATTATTTGTGTACCTGATGTACCAGCTACCACGGATGACGGTGAAGATGTAGAAGAAGTTACTAACTCATCACCGCTAAGCCTGACATATAGGTTTTGTGAAGATAGTGAGACTTTAGTTATTTCATTATATTCAAATCCTGTTAAATTAGGTAAAAATTGTTTTTTATAGAAAGAGAAATAGTTCTGAAGATGATTCCACTTGTTGTTATCCAAATTAAAATAATTCGGGCAATCTGTACCTGATACGGTAAAGTATATGTCTTGAAAATCCTGATAAAACGGGGATTGAGAATTAACTGTTAAGGGTGTTGAAAACTCTCCAGCAGATAGCATTAAATGGTACCCAGGGTCAAGATCTAGACACGTAACAGTAAATGTGTTAGTAATATAATCTTCTATTTCAATATCTTTAGTTTGTGTTGCTAGTATCGCATTGTTGTTGCAATCTCGCAATACCATTCTAACTGTGTATAACCCGGGTAAATGGAAAGTGTGACCAGCACTTAACACATTGTTTCCATTTTCTTTATATATAGAAGTAGCTTCTTCAATTGATCCGTCACCGTAGTCAAATGTAACTTCAGTATTGTTTAACGATAGTGAATCATCGTCTGTTTGCGTTGGTACATTAGCGAAAAATGATAACGGAGTAATAGGTAGATTGTAAGAAGAGAGCACGTGATGCCCTTTATAATCTATGACGCTAATAGTAGCAAAATTTGTCCTTATGTTACTCATCAATAACAGTTATGTTATTACCTACAGTTTGGGTGTTGTATAGATAAGGAAACTTAAAATACGGTAAAGCTATATCCTGGTTAACCAAATCTATATCACTTTCTGGGTATTGTGGATTAAATGATAAAAATGACAACCCGTTAAATACTGATCCGTCAATTTCATTTTTTGTAAAAATTCTCTTAACACCCGTTATTGTTAATATCTCACCAGCCATCTCTGCAACGTTTATTGTTTGACCTAGTTCGTTATTTTTTGGTAAAAAGTATTTTCTAATAATAGCTGCAGCCTTAGCAACAAGAGTAGATTTACTAATTTTATTGTTGGTTTCCCTAACTAAATATAATTTAGTATTATTAATAACATTCACATCTAGATTTGGATTATTACTCATTCCTAGTCCAAAAGCCATGTAAATTGGATCCCGTGGAATAACATCATTAGAAACCATTTTTCTATCCTGTGTTGTTGAAACTAATAAGTTTTTCAATGATACACTCAAAAACGGTGGGTATGCTTTATCTTCAGTTATAGTAAAGTTTGGCGTTATAAAAACATTAACGTTATTAAAATCGCACGCGTCGGCAAAATTTACTTGGTTTATAAGGACGCGGTTTACTTTATTAGGGTCTACACAAATGTCATAGAAATATTGAATATACCCGTTAAGGTATTCATCGTTATTTACAACCTTAACGCTATTAACAATATTAGCTAAATTTTTCTTTATAAAGAATTCATAATCTTCACCGGTGACTAATCTAAGCTGCGAAGAAAACAGTTTCGAAGCGTTTTGCCTTATATCTTCGACCGTCTCTTCATCTGTGAGGGTAGATGAGTTAACAGGGTTATTAATAGTTAGATTAGATCCGTTTGACGTATCGATAAATGTTGTTTCTTCTTGGTTGGTGTATGTGTCAACAAATATTTGCCTTTGTCTCGGCGAATCATAAACAAATATTTTATTTCCATTTATTCTATTTTTACTAATAATTCCTTTTTCGTTGTCTGATAAAATATAATTAACCGAAACAATATCATCTCTTTCTAATTTTTTTCCAAAAGAACCATCACCAAATTTTATTTCGTAGAATCCATTTTCATTTAACCGCCTTTCATATACTCTATCAACAGCACTTGTTAAATATAAACTATCAACTTCAGCATACTCGTAATATTTATCAGTAGCTGCTTCTTTAACATACACGCTAACAGTATTATCAGCTATAAATCTAGAATCAGCTGCATCGGTAATGTTATCAACTACAATAGGAAGCGTTTCGAAAGCGATCCCTTGCGCAGTATAATCAGGGTACTCGTTTACTGTGCCTTGGTATAATACTACATTATTGTTTAATGTTTCAATAATCTCAGTACCATCGACGGTCTTATCAAAAGAATAATCCTCGTTAAAGGTATACTGAGTATTTGAATCAGCTAAAAAGTAACTATATTTTCTTATAGTATAATTTCCACTACCTAAACTATCACTAGCTACAGCGTTTATTGGAACAACAGATGTTTGTTTTCCTGTTGGTTTATATCCAATAAGCTTTACTATCCTGTTCATGTTTTCATACAGGGTAGCTTGGTTAAAATCAACTTCTGAAGCTGTGTTGTTTAAATAGAAGAGAAGAACATGATAAGAATAAGCAATAATGTCAATTATTGCTGCTAGGTTACTTCCTTCGTAGTTTTGATCTGTAAACTTTTCGTTTTCATTCAAGCGCTGAATGATAAAGTCTTTTAAAGTAGTAGCATCAAACGCTACATACGCGTCCTGCGGTAAGTTAAAATCTAAAAATTTGTTGTCTTTCTTATTACTCTGCATGGCTAAATTATATAGTATCCTTCTTTATTTAAGCGTGATTCGAGGGTTATGCCATAAGCATTTAAAGATGGTACATTTAATTGTAAAAAGATATCAAAACGATTCTCATCAGGCTTTGCTACTACATCTACGTTCTCTAATTGTACACGTGGCTCTTGCTTAGGTAAATTTCGAAATATGTCTTTCCGTATTTGACTTTCTTCAAACGGTGTTACTTGTTCAAATAAATGTCTTCTCAAGTCGATTCCGAAATTTGGGTTTAATATTTTTTGCCCGGGGGCTGTTAAAAAGATAGTTGTAATACTGTTTTTTACAGCATCTAAATCAAAAATACCTTGTACATCTTTTAGCTGCTCTCTTCTGCGTAGCTGTTTATTGTAGTAGACAGCCATCTCTAAATCTAAACGTAGATCTTTATATAAGTAGTTGTTGTCTAGGCTAGTGTTTTCTAGCTCACCTACTGATAATTCAGGTATTTTTATTAGAGGCATTAATAATATTTAATACCTCAGTGGTAAATCGAATTTAAGGAACTACAATATAATTAAGTATGCAAATTAAAGGCAAGACTGTCGTTGATATAGAAATAACTCCATTTGAACTAGTAAGTGCTCTTAGGGAGAAGGTTTACTCTAAATTAAATTTACCTGGAGAAGAAGGTCGAGTTTTTGTTAAAGGTGGTCGATGGGTACATGAAAAGACAGTATACACCACACACTCTTTTGAAATTGAGGAAGATTTGGGCCCTGCTAAAGATGAGGACGTAGAAGCGTTTACAGCATTTTATACTATAGCTGAATTTCTTAGAGATTAAGTTTGTAGATCCGTGTGATTATTTACAAGTTTGTATAAATAATATTATGGCAGGCAAAAAATTTGTTACTTTACATGAATCTTACATGAGAAGATATGAGCGAGGCGGTTTTCTTGTGGGTGACGTCTTTAAGTTTAATGATGATTTTAAATCTACCGAGTGTTATAAATCTTTAGGAAATAATACAAGAGACCTTATTGACGATATGATTAACTCAGGTCTACATATTAGAGTCACAGGGATCAAAGATACAGACCCAGCTAGATTTCCCGCTAGCGCTGAAAGCTCGTCGTTACATGTTATATTAAATCTCGCGCTTGACTCCGGTGGCGGGAGATACACACATCATATATCGGTACCAGGTGAGCTCGGCCAAGCTGTTCAATATGCTCCAAATTTATTGCCTATACCTGACGCAATGAGACGGAAGGATAAGGTTAATATCAAACCAGAAGAAGCGGAAGAAGATCCCAATAACATCCAAAATCGAACTGCGCGTGGTACAACAGGAACTGCAGATCACGTAGGCACGCCTTTATCACCAACTGAAAGATCTCTTCCAAAGCAAAACACTAAAATCCCTTCTGATCCAGCTACGCCATCTCCAGAGGCTGCTTCTTATACATTGCAGTATATGTCAGATTTAAAAAAGGGACCTAGCATGTACTAAACGTCGATTACGTCGTCGTCTTTATCTACGAGAGCCTTCATAATATCATCTCTCGACAGTAAGAGCTTAGTGCCATTATCAGCAATATTAAGGCGCTCTTTACTTTCAACGTCCATCTGCTTAACGGTAACTTGTGTTTCGTTTCTTTCTTTAGCAGTATGAAGTTTGTTTAGTGTCTCGATAGCAGAAGACGATGCTTTAATAAGCTCAGCAAGCGCCGCAACATCTCTGTTTTCCGGAGCAGAGGAAATGTAATCATTGACATTATCTACAATACTCAATGATTTTTTAATTAGTTTACCTGAATTTTGAATAAGAAAATCCTCTAAGTCTTCTTTATTAAGAATACTCTCTTCTATAGGAGCTTTTGCAACTTTATTATTTTGCTTTAACTGCGTAATAATGTCGTTAACAGCCTCGTCTAATTCTTCGGCCATACATATATTTAATCTTTGCTTGAACTTTTTGCAATATACCTTATCATATGTATATGTCAACGGTAGCTGTAAAATTTAAAAAAACGAATGATAAAGCTGTAATCCCGACGAAAAATCACGAAACGGATACAGGGTTAGATGTAACATCAGTTGAAGATAAAATTATCCCTGCACGAGGGTCTGCTGTGGTGGATGTGGGATTAAAATTTGCATATATTGATTTGGGATTCTGGGTAAAAGTAGAAGGCCGATCCGGTCTAGGCTTCAAACATGGAATTATTCCGCATCCGGGTATTATTGATCAAGGATACCGTGGAGATGCGGGTGTAAAATTATATAATAATACTGATACTGATTACGAAGTTAAAGCAGGCGATAGAGTTGCGCAGTTTGTTGTATATAGGAATTATAACGTTGATGTAAGTGAGGGTGAAATTATGGAATCAAAACGCGGCGCAAAAGGCTTTGGTTCTTCAGGTAAATAATTATGATTGATTTTGATAAAATTTGGGTTGAGAAGTATAGGCCAACTACTCTAGATGATATTATTCTAGATGAAAGAACATTAAAACAGGTAGAAGAATATAAAGATGAAATTCCTAATTTGTTGTTTGTTGGTAATCCTGGTACTGGTAAAACCACCCTTGCAAGAGTCATTGTTAATGATATTCTTAAGTGTAATTACCTTTATATCAACGCTTCTGATGAATCTGGGATTGATACTATTCGACACAATATCACTAATTTCGCACAAACTAAGTCTTTTGACGGTAAGGTAAAGGTAGTTATACTAGACGAGGCTGATGGTCTAACCACGCAAGCACAATCTGCTTTGCGTAATACGATGGAGACGTATGCTAAGTATTGCAGATTTATTCTGACAGCAAACTATAAACATAAAATTATTCCTGCTCTGCAGTCAAGGTGTCAAGCTTTAGATATTAAACCTGTCGTTGAGCGCGCTGTTAAAAGATGTTACAACATTCTTAAAAATGAAAATATCACGGTCCCAGAAGAACAAAAGAAAAAATTTATCCAACTTGTCAAGCGTCACTTCCCCGACTTGCGGAAAACAATTAACGAGCTCCAGAAAAACATCATTGATTCAGAGCTGTGTATTGTTAGCGTTACTGGTGATAACGAGTTGCTCGAAGCGGTTTATAAAAAAATAGCTTCTAAGAATTCTCTTGAAGCTAGAAAATATCTAATTGAAAATGAAGATAGATTTCAAGGTGATTATGACACCCTTTTAGGTAATTACTTAAACTTTATTTACACAGCAAACATTGATGAGATGAAAAAGAAGCAAACAATCAGTATTATTGCTGAACATTTATATAAAAGCGCGTTTGTTGTTGATAAGGAAATTAATGCGTTCGCGTGTTTAGTTAATTTAGAAAGTATAAGTTAACAGGGTTGATTCGGATCCGTCTTTATCTCAACACCACTACCTAGCTGCCCCTCTACTGTGTAGAGCTTATATTCATTTGTCTGGTCAGGGTTATTACCAGAAATTTTTAATTCAAATTCACGACGCTCAACGCTATCGAATGTCTGTCCAAACGCGTCTGTCGATACTTTTGTTGTATCTATCTCTAGCTTTTCTTTATCCTGCTTAGCACCGCAGCCACCTGAATCCCCCTGTTCTTTGTCTTTCTCAAAATTTTGCTTCATAAAGCTCATTGTTCTTTCTACACTATCGTTAACAGATTCAGCGCGATTTTGTGTCGGATTAAAATAATTAATTAGCTTATTAAATACATATATTGTGAATGCCTTATCTTCTAAATATGCTTTTACTTCTTCTAATATTCCCTCCTCCGCATCCTTCATAATTTGAATTTTTTCT